CAAGCCCACCCTGAACGAAGTGTTAAATCATGGGAAATGAAAATTTATCGCTTTCAAAAAGGTGTAGCACAAAAAAATGGCTTTGTTGGTGAAAGAGTAAAAGAACGAACATATTCAACTGACAATTTGTATTATGACAAAGATACCGATACATACTTTACATTCCTTCGTTCAGCCGACCAGATGTTGAAAGTATCTGGTGACACACATAGGAATATGAAAGAAGATTATTCGGCTGTCGCTACTAATGCTTTGACAATTAATGAAATGTCAAGAAAGTATTCTATGCCTCGCACATGGTTGGAAGAATACCGTAAAAAGCATGGTTGGACTCATGACATGCTTCCATTTACCGATGAAGAAATTGAAGAATCAGATGTTGATGTATTAGCAGATATGTTGGTCGCAAAGAAAAGCCAACAAGTCTATGAAACATTTGAAAAGAAGCGATGGAATGCAATTGAAAAAGACGCTTTGAAGTGGCGCATGGTGGAGGAAACTTTACTTAAAGATTTCTATGAAATGATTCCAGAAGCACCTCAGAAAGCCAACTCATTAAAAATTGCGCCTCAAAAAGACCCGTATGCTTTAGTAATTTCTGCAACTGATTTTCATTGGGGTAAATATGGCTGGGTTGATGAAGTAGGAGAACGGTATGACTTTGATACTGCCCGTTCTCGCTTGATGGAACGCACACAAGAATTAATTACACGCCTTCCCTATAATCCTGAAAAGATTATTTTGGGAACAGGAAGCGATTGGTTTCATGTTGATAATGATTTAGGCACTACGACAAAGGGAACTCCTCAAGATATGTGTGGAACTCCTGCTGAAATCCTTAAGACGGGGTGCGAATTGGCTGTTGAACATATTGAACTCCTTAGACAAATTGCTCCTGTTGAAGTGTATAATATGGCTGGCAACCATGACCGTATGTCTGCTTTGGCCTTAATTATGTATCTAAGTGCATATTATAGGAATACGCCTGATGTTTCTATTACTATATCCCCACACGCACGACAATACATGACATACGGAACAACGCTTATTGGATTGACTCATGGTGATGGTGGAATGCAAAAATTACCTGCGCTTATGGCTAATGAAGCAAAACGGGAATGGGGAATGACTGATTATCATTTATGGTTTCACGGACATTTACATCATCAAACCGTTAAAGAAAATGCAGGCACATTGATTATTCAAATGCCTTCTTTGGCTGGACATGACCGATACCATGCACGACAAGGCTATACCATGTCAAAAGCAGGATTGGCTGCTTATATGATTGACAAACAAAAAGGACTTATTTGTTCTTTGTTTGCTCCTGTGGAGGGTCATTGATGGCTAATAGGTTATGTTTAAGAAGATGCGTAAATTGTGGAAAGGAAGGCCACTATGCTACAACTGCACATAGAATTAGAATTGATGGTGAAGTAGTATATTGTGGTTATTACAGGGTTGTGAGAGAATGAGGTTTGCAGAATCCGTATATTGTGAAAAGTGTGGTTTTGCCACTAAGATTATGACGGCTGAAAATGCTATGAAGGGGATTTGTCCCCATTGTAAAAAGAAGGGGTTGAGGGTTCTTGAATATTAATACAAGTAATTTAAGTTTCTTGAGGTCTAAGAATGACATTAGATACTTTTACGAATGGTTGGGTTATACATGGGGTAATCACATCGGAGAATGGATTGACCTATACACTGATAGAAAAGATGCACAGGTTCACAGAACTTGTATTATTGCACCTCGTGACCACTCTAAATCAACAACCCTCCGTATTGTGCTTCTTCATCACGCACTTTTTCTAAAGTGGAGACAAAAGCCTTTTACCTGCTGGTTATTTTCTGCCAGCCGAGACACAGCATCCCGAAGGCTTCAAGAAATAAGGGATGACATTAAGAAGCATAAAGAATTAAGAAAGTATCTTGATGAAAAGCGTGGTGGCAAATACGAATTGTTTTTTACTAATGGGGCTTGGATTCGGGCGACATCTGTTGGTTCTGCTATTCGTGGTGAGCATCCTGCTGCTATTGCTCTTGACGATGTTCTAATGGATATGGGCGATATGTCAATGGATTCGGTTCGTGGGTGGTTAAGGAAGGTTGTGACTCCTATGTTGTCACCTGGAACAAGCCTTTATTGTGTTGGAACGCCAATGGCGATGACAGATATTTACCATACTGAAATGTTAAATAACGCAGTATGGAAGTCGGGAGTCTGGTCTGCTATAAACAATTGGGATGAATACAAAGCCGACCCAGAGAATATAGTGCCTGAATGTCTTTGGCCTGAACATAGACCAATTGATTTTATATTAGAACAAAAAGAGGCTATGCAGGAATTAGAGTTTTCACAAGAATATTTGTGTAGGGTTATTGATGAAGAATCGCAAGTATTCCCAAGAAACATTACACGAAAGAATATGGATATGGGATTGCTATTTGAAAAGGAAAAGTATCACAATTCTAAATATGCTATTGGTTTTGACCCTTCGCATGGATTAGGAAAAGACTATTCAGTCATCGTTGTTCTAAGGCAAGATGAACAAGGTAATGTATATTTGGTTGATATTTGGAGGCGTAATGATTTCCCACCTGAAAAACAGGCAGATGTTATGGGTCAATATAGTAATAACTTCAAAATGCCTCCATTTGCTATTGAAGATGTTGGTTTTCAGCGGCTGTATAATGCTATCCTTATGCAAAAGGGCATAACGATTGACTACAAACCAAGTAAAGCAAGCAACAAATCCCTTAAACAAGGATTGATGAATCGGCTACGAGCATGGTTTGAACAAGGCAGAATTGTGTTGCCGTATGGTGATGACGCTACAAGACGGGTTGTTAATATCTTTTTGGAAGAATTAGAAAGTCATGCCTGGAAAGATGGTGATATAGTGGACTTAGGAAAACATAACGATATTGTAATGGCCTTTGCACACGCCATAGACCAATTCGTGAAACCAGCGTTGCCTGCGAGTTTTGCAGTAGGACAAACAACAATGAAGAATTGGCAAAGTAGCCAACCAAACAAAAAAGTTAATCGGCATAGTAAATATCCCACTTTATATTAATTTTTTTGAGAAAATTTTCTCCGAGAATTTTGAGCGGAGGTTGGCGTGCTTGAAGTGGCCTTTGACCCTATTTTTGGCTAAAAAGTGCGAATCTGGCCTAAAATCGCACTTTTTGGGGTGCGGAACACTTAAGTAGTATGTTAGGGTAGGTTAATTTGTCCCCGAAGCGGGGAACGGGTGTCCGTAGTATCGGTGCTTAGTGGCCTAAACGCATTGAAGATGCGAAGCGTATGAAACGCATGGGCTACGCCGAAAGCGCCGGTGCGTATGCGAAGGCGTCGGGCATCGGTTGGTGAAAGCCCTAATCCGTTAGGGTGTCCTAAATGGGTTGCGACCCATTGAATAGCGTATGCTTAGGGCGTGAAATGGTAGGCCGGCGGGTCAAACGGATAGATGTTGCATCCAAACATTGAAAAAAGTGCGGATAACGACAAATCAAACCAAATTGTAAAGGGGGAATGATACATGGCTACAAAACATATAGGCGACGCCGGAAACGGCAAGCGTGGACTTTGTGGTGAAGGTATGAACAATAACTTGAACAAAACGGGGCGACTAAGCGAAGATGTGCGATTAGCAAAGGCTAAGGGTCATCATTACCAATGTAATGAAGGTCAAGCCCTTGTCAAAGCCGTTCAAGCCCACATGCTAACCGGCGTGGAAGTGGCTAAGGCGTATTCCGAATACGCTTCAAAGAACGGTATGTCACACATGACGGCCGGCGGCACGAAGATTGTCGGCCGATTGCTTGGTGAATCCGAAGCGTTGAAGTCATTGATTCAAGACCAACCTAAGAAGGAATGATGGCCTTTAGGGTCATCGCCACCGGAACATCGGAAAGATGGTAATACCGCTTGGTGGGGGGGTTCGCCCCCCCATCAAGCCCAATACTAATTACAACATAAGCCCCCCTTAGTCATTCATGACATACAAAGCGTGTGAATGGGTTAGACCCATCAATACACCACCGTATGATAACAATGGATGATTAGGGGGGGCTTTCCACTTTCACACCCATAAACCACCTTTGGGGGTGGAATGGGGGAAGTGAAGAATATGAACGGATATGGAAGCCTATCGTTTGAACACATCGTGATTATGGTTTTGCTAATCATGTGGGGCGTTGAACGCCTACATAATAGCACACTACAACACGGTCTTCGGATGATAACCAAGATGAAGCCTAAGAATGAACGAATGCCGGAATGGTGGATAACGGAAGAAAGCCGTTTATCCGACCTTGATGATGACCCATTGATGATAGGGTGTGAAGGGTGTGGGAAATACACCCCCCTACACATCTATCAATTAACGGGCGGTCAATGTTGGCATGGTGAATGTGTGAATTTCATGTGGTCATGGAATGATTACATGCGCACCTATCATCATCGGGTTGATGCGTGGAAGCGTGGCGACAAGAAAGCCTTTGATGACATTAACTACAACAACAAACCCATCAACCACGATGAATTGATTCGTTGGCACGCTAACGGGCGTTTGTGAATAATTAGGCAACACAACACCACCGGATAGGTGAACACCGGATGGGGGGATGGCTTCGGCCACCCCCCATCCCTTTTTTTTATTTTTAATATTATGAACCAGCAACCTCAGCCTCATGAGGCCACAAAACAAAAAAAATACTGGCTGCTGCTCGCAAGCAGAAAAACAAAAAATTGCTGCAGCCTCGTGCTGTCGGTCAAAGAGAAAAAACCTGCAGCTTGCTGCTGCTGAATGAGAACAAAAAGCTGGCAAAAATCTGTGAGCCTCATCTGGAACACAAGTCTTTATATAGGTGTAGGTGGTAGGAAGATTGGGGAAGAAATATGACCCAAAAAGCTGGAAGTAAGAACGAAGAACAGGCATTCTGCGGCCACCCGTTGATGCTGCTTAAATCTGTTATGCCCAGATTTAGCTGCACTACGGTTGAAGCAGAATTGCTGAACGAAGCCGGAAGGTCGGCCTGGAACACCATCTGCATAATGTGGAAAAAACCTGAAGAAAGGGTATCATTTCTGCGAAGATATGCACAATATCTGTTGGAAGTGGCTGACGAAACTGAATATCAGAACATTGTGGATATGGCCTTTGAATAAGCCTGAATAATCCGCAATTTCTGAATACGCTGATGGGGGGGTAGGTTTTCCTGCCCCCCCTACACGGGGGGCGCAGATATATCTGTTTTTTATTGGTGTCCCCCACAGCCTCATGAGCCATATTATAGACCCCACCTTCTCTGGTCTCAGCCTCATGAGTCATATAAGAAACAAAAGCAGGGCGGCGCTGCAGGCAAAACGCAAAAAAAATCTGCAAAATCCTTCAAGGGGAGGGGGGGCTGGTTTCCCAGCCCCCCAACAAAGCAGCGGGGGATGCAAAATCAGGCTACGCAGGAAGCGTTGCCACATTTATCAGGTCGTTCACCATAATACCAGAACTTTGCATAATCACGAGCCATAATACCGATATTCAGCATAAGGTCATCTTCATACCAGCAATCTTCAGCAGCAATAATATTGATGAGGTCTTTCAGCTTTAGATTTCGGATGGTTGGCAGCCTTCCTTTCCAGGAAGGTAGCACATCTTCCAGCCAATTGAGCAAAGCCCAATCTAAGCAGTCTTGACAGCACACACCAGATTTAAGAGCCGTGTGGAATACACTTCCAGCCGATTCAGACTTAGACATTTCAAGCAGATTCATAATTTATCACCCCCCACCGCATTTACCAGCGACAATTAAGGTATAGGGTATAAGTATATAATACCTTCGCAGCCTCATGAGTCATATATCATACAAGATCTGCAGCCTCATCAGCCATATTTATAGCCAAAAAAAGAAGGGGGGGACAGGCTTTCCTGTCCCCCCCAAAATTCAAAATCCAAAATCAGGACTAATCTGCTTATTGATTCAATTTCAGAATACCGAGATTATTGTAGTCCCAACAGATTTTACAGTCTTGGGTTTGTGTCCATGACATGCAGATTGCATCAGCAATACAATCCAACATTTGATGCAGGCACATTGGCGAGGACCAAGCAGGCGCACCAATGTTTCGCAGGACAAACAGGTGATGTCCGTTATTTGTTTTATCAGGTATTTCTTCAATTTCCAGCTTCATTTCTATTCTATCCATAGGCTTTTCACCCAATATATGCTACATCATGGGGGTATATAATACTTTGGGTTCCTGATTGAGATTCATTTTTCACCCCCTCCAGCCTCATCAGCCATTATTATTATGTGATCTGCAGATTATTCTCAAGAATAAAAGGTAAAAATCTGGGAAATGAGCGTGCTGCTCACTTCACAAGGTTGTGAAAACAGCAATAGCAGTAATACAATTGCTGCAAATCTCCCTTAAAGGCATACATATAATGCTCGCTTTGCTCACAAATCACACAAACTTTCATCTTAATTTCTCCAACAAGTAGGACACAAATACATAAATCTGTCTCCATCCTTTCTAATGCAGACGGATGCTGCACTAACCTTCAATTCGCATACTTCACACCTATATGATATTGGCTTCGCCATGAATATGCCTATGCGTCGCACCTTATAATACTTTCGCAGCCTCATGAGCTATACGCCACGCACTTCCCTGCAGCCTCATGAGCTATCATATTGACACTGTTTCGTCTGCAGCCTGATGAGCAATCATAAAGAAAAAACTGAAAATCCCCCCCACCTGCTGCTCGCAAGTGGGGGGGTTAATGCTGGTTAAAGCTGAAACCTGGATGGTCAATGGCTGACGACCACGACGGAATCTGGAAAGTGTTCCGTTCCGCAATCGCTGCACTGGTGTGTCCATTCCCAACCTGGGTCGCTGTTGATGGGGCGCAAGTCGCTGATGCCGCTGCATCCCCTGCATAGCACCTTAATTTTTCTGCCTTCTTCATTCTTCCTCATCAATTTTCACCCATCTGGTTGCTGGGTATTGCCCGACCTGCATGTGTTGCTCATGGAACAACGCAAGTACTGCTTCCCGCTTTGCTGCTTTGCTGTATGGCCGCCCTGCCTTTCCCTGTCGGGGGGCTGGGATGCCATGTTGTCTGTTCTTCTTGCTTATGGTTCTTCGCACCATGATACTCCCATATCATAGGTATATATAACACTTTCGCAGCCAGATTGCTTCAGCTTTTCGGTGCCCTCGCCTCAGCCTCATGAGTCGGGGAAGGATTGAGTAGCACCTCCAGCCTCATCAGCCATCTAAAAATTCAAAAAAAATGAGGCCCCCTGCTGAACCGAAGTCCAGCAAGGGGCGGTGTTCAGCTTTCGCTGGGGATGAACAGATTCAATCAGCGCAAATACGGGTGGTCTGTTTCAAGCTCACCAGAAAAACCACAGTCATCGCAGTGAAAGTATTTTTCCTGATAATTAACATCTGTATCTAAGCTGAAACAAGCAGGACAAGGTTTGTTTTCTGCTTCTTCCAATTCCCGCTGATAACTTGCTTCCCAGTTTTTGCAGAAGGTGGGAGGATGAATCTGTTGTTCAACCAATCTCATTTCTTCTGGGTCTTTTTGAAGCTGTTCCCATATGGAATTACCTGCATTTATCCACATAAGAGGGTTCCTGTCTGCCATTTCATAATCGTATCTCCAAACAGTTTCACCGCATTGGGTGCAGGTATGCGCTCGTATTGGGTAATACAGCACATCAAGGATGCCATATTTGCAGTATATGTTTTCTGCAACTCGCCATTCTCCATCTTCATCATAGTATTCTGTGGGATTCTCATAATCAAGGTCATGAGAGAACCTGTTCATGATATGGAACACAGTAATACTGACGACCTTCTTGTCTGTTTCAGACATCTTGTAGCCTGCCTTTAGCTCCCTATCAATCACCTCCCTTATCATCAATTCATCATCTGGCTTCTTCATTTTCTTTCCTCCATTCCGGCCATCCGGCCTTAATACTGCTATATCACCATACTATATAATACCTTGTGAGCCAGACAAGCAAGTGTTATCCTGAGCCTCATGAGGAGTATTGTCGTTGAGCTATCGCTGGGGGCTCCTGCAGCCTCATGAGACAGAAAAGTAAAAAAACTGAAAAGGTCTCCCCGCCCTGCCGAAGCAGGACGAGGAGAGATGTTCAGCTTCTTGGCTGGGATGGTCAGAAAG